CTACGATGGCGACGGCAATGAATAAACTCCTACTCACTCACCTCAGGCTGCTGCCCACAGCGGCAGTCTACCCCTCCGGCAACGGCTACGGCGACGGCCGCGGCTACGGCAACGGCATTGGCAACGGCTACGCCAACGGCGACGGCGACGGCTACGGCTACGGCCGCGGCGACGGCTACGGCTACGGCCGCGGCGACGGCAACGGCAATGGTCGGGGTTATGGCGACAAGAAGGGGGGCGGTGAGTCCCGTACACATGGATAAAATGCCGCATAACTAAACGCCGCCGCTGCTGCTACATAACCTCTACACTTATGAGAGACGGAGAATGATTGAGACCATACGCCCATTGGTGCCCCCCGCCCGGTTGGAGTACCCCCTCCCGAACATAGTAGACGACTACACCAGGTTGTTTGCTGTACGCCCTACCTCTAAAGCGGCAGAGGCCAAAACTCGCAACCGGATCATAGCTTCGCTCACTGGTCTGGAACCTGGGCAGGCGGTGGTCTATTCTATCTCCTTTAACCTGGCTGGTATCTGGCGAGCGCCTATCGTCTACCAAATGTACGAAGCCGGTATCGTTGATCTTGTCCAACTCAAACTCTTAGGAGGCGTCTATGCCTACATCGCAATCCGTAGAAGAAACACTAATCGGGAGGAGCAAAACCCACGGGAGTTTCGCTGATAACGCATTCTATGCCCAAGAGATGCGTACCCTGTTCCGGCAGGGGCATGTTGGGCTTACCCTAGTGCAGCGTGAAGCACTGGACATGATCGCTGGAAAGATCAGCCGCATCCTCAGCGGCAACCCGAATGAGCCGGACCACTGGCTCGACATCGAAGGCTACGCCCGGCTCGCCCGTAATGACCTGGAGAGTACCGGATGAAGAACCTCGGTAGGTCCATACCACGGACCATAAACCCTGCGATTCGCAAGGAAATACAAAGCCTTAGCTCTGACTGGGAGGTCCGCGAATCGCGGGACCACTACTTTCTGTACGTGGGGGGGAGGCGCATAGCCTGTATAGGTAGCCGTGGTGCGCGATCTATTAACTATAGGCTGCCTAAGCTAGCCGTTACTACTATAAGGAGAGAACTATCATGCACATAATGATCGACCTTGAGACCATGGGCACGCGACCGTCCGCCGCCATCGTGTCTATCGGTGCGGTTATCTTTGATGAGCACACGCTCAGAGACCAGTTCTACGCCAACGTAAACCTACAGTCCGCCATCGACAGCGGTGCTACCGTGAGCGGCGCCACAGTCATGTGGTGGCTAAAGCAGCATGACGATGCTCGCTTGGCGATTTCTGACCCTCATAGCGCCCAGCCCATCCGCGAAGTTCTCGGCGACTTCGATTCGTATGTACGACGCACTGTAGGTTATGACATAGATGGTGTGTGGGGTAACGGAGCGGCGTTCGATAACGTCGTGCTTGCGGAGAGTTACCGCAGGCTGGGCATGGAGCCCCCATGGCCGTACTGGCTCGACCGGTGCTACCGCACGATGAAGAACCTCCACCCTACGGTGCGGCCGGATCACACCGTCACGCCCCACAATGCCTTGGATGACGCCGTAACGCAGGCCCTGCACCTCCAGCGTATGTGGAGGCTGTACTGATGGAGACGTGGCCCCAGATACGAGCTAGGCACGAACAAGAGCGGGACGAGCTCATAGTGCAGATGCTACGAGAGACGGGTGGTAATAGTCACGAGGCCGCCCGCCGCCTTAATATGAACATCTCATATATGCGGGCGCGCGTGGCGAAGCACAAACTCCGGGATAGGCTGTAATGGACATCGTGACCATAGACTTCGAGACGTATTACGATACCGACTACTCGTTGTCTAAGATGACCAATGAGGCGTACATCCGTGACCCTCGGTTCGAGGTCGTCGGTGTATCGGTGAAGGTGAACGATCATCCCTCGGACTGGTACTCTGGAGCCGACCCCGGTCGGTTCCTCCGGTCGCTCGACTACCGGGACAAGGCTGTACTAGCCCACCACACCCACTTCGACGGTGCGATCCTGGCGTGGCTGTATGGGATCAGGCCGAAGCTGTGGTTGGATACACTGTCCATGGCTCGGCCGCTTTACGGTATGACCACCAGCCTATCCCTGGGTTCTCTTGCCAAGGTGCTGGGTGTAGGTACTAAGGGCGACGAGGTCATACGGGCGAAGGGGAAGCGGCGTGCGGACTTCGCACCTGACGAGCTTGCCCGGTACGGTGAGTATTCCTGCATGGACGCCGACCTTACGTTCGACATATTCCAGAAGTTGCGTAAGGGTTTCCCTCTGAGCGAGCTGCGGGTGATCGACATGGTCATCCGTATGTACACCGAGCCTTCGTTTGAGTTGGATGAGTATGCTCTACAGAAGCACCTCGCCGATGTTCGCGCGGCGAAGCAGGCGTTCTATGACAAGCTTGGCGGGGAGGTTAAAGCCCGCAAGCACCTGATGAGCAACGAGAAGTTCGCTACTGTGCTGCGGAAGTTGGGGGTCGAGCCGCCCACCAAGACCAGCAAGACCACCGGCAAAGAGACCTATGCCTTTGCCAAGACGGACCAGGCATTCCTGGACCTACAAGGGCATCATGACCCGCGAGTGGCATTCCTCGTTGAAGCCAGGCTCAATACCAAGAGCACGCTCGAAGAGACCAGGACGGCGGCGTTTATCGGCGTGAGCCAGCGCGGTCCCCTCCCCATCTACCTCAACTACTACGGCGCTCACACCGGCCGCCTGAGCGGGGGCGATAAGCTAAACCTCCAGAACCTGCCAAGGGGCGGGGCGTTGAGGAAGGCTATGGTCGCCCCAGAAGGGTACACTGTGGTGTCCTGTGACTCGGCGCAGATCGAAGCGCGCATCGTAGCGTGGCTGGCGGAGCAGGAGGACTTGGTCGAGGCGTTCCGGCAGGGCCGTGATGTGTATTCTGAGTTCGCCACTGACGTGTACAACTTCCCTGTATCCAAAGCGAACAAGCAGGAGCGGCACGTCGGCAAGACCGCTATCCTTGGCCTTGGGTACAGCATGGGCGGGGTGCGTTTCCAGGCGACGCTTGCTACTGGCAACCCCCGTGTATCCATGGAACTTGACCAGTGTAAGAACATCGTCCGGCTGTACCGCAACAAGAACCACAAAATCCAAGGGCTATGGGACAGATGCAGCTACGCCCTAGGCCAGATGGTCCTTGGCAACAGCGGCACCCTGGCCCGCAACCTCAGCTTCGACGGCAATAAGATCAATCTGCCGAGTGGGCTGCACATCAACTACCCTGGCCTCAGCCAGGTGGACAATGAGTACGTCTACGCCAACCGGCCCAGGGCCTACGCAGATGTGGTCAAGGCCAAGTTGCTCGGGCAGCCCGTCGATACAGAAAAACTTATTCGCATATATGGAGGTAAGGTTACAGAGAACGTAGTCCAGGCATTGGCCAGGGTCGTGGTCATCGACCAGATGGTACAAATCCGTGCGCGGTTCCCGACTGCGCTCCAGGTCCATGATGAGGTCGTGTGCGTGGTGCCCACTGAGAGGGCGGAGGAATGCCGGGACTTCATGCTGCGCGTTATGTCACAACCCCCCAAGTGGGCACCCGACCTGCCGGTCTCGTGTGAGGCTGGCGTCGGCCCATCGTTCGGAGATGCCAAATGAGTTCGTGGAATGAGTATTTTATCCAGCTGGCTGGCCTGGCGGCATCGAGGTCGAAGGACCCAAGCACCAAGGTAGGCTGCGTCATCGCGTCATACGATAACATGGTGCTATCGACTGGCTACAACGGCCTGCCTCGGAATGTCCTCGACCTATCTGAGCGGATGGAGCGGCCTGCTAAGTACTTGTGGACAGCACACGCTGAGGAGAACGCAGTGGCCCAGGCTGCGCGAAAGGGCATAGCCCTGAACGGTTCGACGGCTTACGTGACGCACTCTCCCTGCTGCCGGTGCGCCCGGGCATTGATCCAAGCTGGCATCCTGCATATTGTGGTCGCCCCAGGGCAAACCAGTATGCCGCAGGAAGAGTTCGATGTGGCAGCGCAGATGTTTGCCGAAGCAGGTATTGAGGTAGTACAATGGAAGTGAAATTGGCCGGGCATTCCGTGCGCGTAGGCGCTGGCCCGGATGAGACGTTGGTCGATCAGGTGGCGTACTTCGCTAGGGTATCGAACCCCGCTAGCCAGATGTCGGGTATGAACAACGAACGGTTGATCCGTTACCTAATCCGGCACCACCATTGGTCGCCGTTCGAGATGGTGTCGGTGAACCTTCAGGTGGATACGACCAGGGACATCGCCCGTCAGATGCTGCGGCATCGTAGCTTCTCAGTGCAGGAGTTCAGTCAGCGGTACAGTGCGACCGAGACCAGTATGGGCACCAGAGAGGCTCGCCTCCAAGACACCAGTAACCGGCAGAACAGCCTAGAGACCGACGACCCCGACCTGAAGAAGTGGTGGGCAGATGTGCAGATCAGCCTTATGGCGAACACGTTCGACGCATACGACGCTGCCCTCAAGAAGGGCATCGCCAAGGAGGTAGCCCGGTCTATCCTACCCGAAGGGCTGACCTGGACCCGGCTGTATATGGCCGGCACACTGCGCTCGTGGATTCATTACTGCCAGGTACGCTGTGCGCCAGAGACCCAGAAGGAGCACCGTGAGGTAGCCGAAGCGTGCGCCGATCAGTTGGCCCGAGTTTTTCCGTTTATCCGACAGGTTATAATGGAGCATGGTGAGTGACACCGACCGAATACCTCCAAGTGCATTAGGAAAGGGATAAGGCTAATGACCGAGTCGACGACTAAACTGTCGCACTCATATACGTCCATCAAGATGTTCGAGAACTGCCCTAAGCGGTACTTCCACCAGCGCATTGAGAAGTCTGTGCAGGACCAAGGTGGGGAGGCGTCGCTCTACGGTGAGCGTGTCCACAAGAACCTAGAGGACCGGCTGAAGTCCGGTGCCGAACTGCCTGCCGACTGCGCGACTATGGAGCCTGTATGCCGTAAGCTGGAGACTGCGGCAGGCGATGCCGGCGTGATGGCCGAGCAGGAGATGACCCTCAACGAGCAGCTCGAACCCACCGGCTGGTGGGACAAGGACGCTTGGCTTAGGTCCAAGATCGACGTATTGGCGGTGCGTGGGTCCACCGCTGCGATGGTGGACTGGAAGACGGGCAAGCGGCGGCCGGACTTCGACCAGCTTGAGATGTTCGCCCTCCAGGTGTTCAAGCACTACGAAGATGTGGAACGGGTCCGCACGACATTTGTGTGGACGAAGACCAAAGACACAGACAGCAAGGTGTTCACCAGGGACGACGAAGCCCCGCTGTGGCAGAAGCTGTTGGCCAAGATCACTCGTATCGAGCAGGCCCTGGAGGCGGAGAACTGGCCCGCCCGGCCAAGCGGGCTCTGCCCATGGTGCCCGTGTCAGTCCTTCTGTGAGTACGCTCGCTAGTGGCTACCACCCCCGAGGGCAGGATTAAGAAGCGACTCGACGCCATGCTCAAGGCCGAGGGGGTGTGGTTCTACAGCCCCCAGGCTGGGCCGTATGGGCGTGCTGGTATCCCCGACCGCATTGCTATTGTGGGCGGGCTGTTTGTTGGTATAGAAGCTAAAGCTGATAAGACAAAACGCCCCACCGCCTTGCAAAGGAAGGCGATGGAGGATATAAATAAAGCAGGCGGCCATAGTTTCGTTGTTTTTGATGACGAGACTATAGAGGCTGTGCGCCAATTTATAAGGAAGACGCTAGATGTACGTCGTAAAGAACCAGAAGGTGGTTGTACTTGACGTAGCTAACCCCCACAGAGTTCTCAACAGCATACCCACGGCGAAGCCATTTAAGCTCAAGGGTAAGTATTTCGTAGGTGTACCCCACAGACCCGACGAAGTGCGGGTCCTACGCAACCTGGGTATCCCTGCCCCGGCGTCGATCAGCTACCACTACGACTGGCCAGGCCGGTTCAAACCATTCGCGCACCAGCACAAAACCGCTGCATTCTTGACCTTACACCGCAAGTGTATTGTGCTGAATGAGATCGGGACAGGCAAAACTTTAAGTGCTCTATGGGCTGCCGATTACCTACTAGAAGTTGGTGCTGTTAAGAAGGTACTCATCATGTCGCCGCTCTCCACACTGGAGCGGGTATGGGGCGACGCCATCTTCCTCGGGTTCCCAAAGCGCAGGCACGTCGTTCTGCATGGCACAGCCGCCAAACGCAGTAAGCTGCTACGTACTGACGCAGACTTCTATATCATCAACCACGACGGCTTTCGTATCATCGCCGACGAAGCGGATGGTATGTTCGACCTCATCATCGTCGATGAAGCAGCGGTGCTGCGGAACCCTAGTACCAGCCGGTTCAAAGCCTTCAACCAATTCATGCGAACGAACGGCCACGCTAGATTGTGGCTGATGACTGGTACCCCAACACCCAATGAGCCCACCGACGCATGGGCATTGGCCAAGCTGATCGACAGCCCCAACGTGCCTAAGACGTACGGCATGTTCAAGAATCAGGTGATGATTAAGATCAGCCAGTACGCATGGGCACCACGACCCGAAGCTACGGATATAGTCCTACAGACGCTCCAGCCAGCGGTCAGATACACCAGGGATGAATGCTTTGATCTACCGCCGACGACGGAGCAGCGGCGCCAGGTCAAGATGACCGCAGAGCAGACCGAGGCGTACAAGATTATGGTCAAAGAGCTCGTCGTGGAGACGAAGCAGAAGACCATCACGGCGGCCAACGAAGCCATCAAGATGCAGAAGTTGGTGCAGATCGCGTGCGGCATAGCCTACGCTGAGAACGGCGAGGAAGTGCAGCTGGACTGCAAGCCGCGTATTGCTGCGGTGCGGGAGGTCATCGAGGAGGCCGGGCAAAAGATCATCGTCTTTGCCCCACTGACCAGTATCCTGGGTATGCTCGACCGTGAGTTGAGCAAGCATTGGTCCACGGCCATCATCAATGGCGCAGTGCCGGCGGCCAAGCGCAACGCGATCTTCCGGGCGTTCCAGGAAGATGCCGACCCACGGGTGCTCATTGCCCACCCTGCCACCATGTCGCATGGTCTTACTTTGACAGCCGCGTCTACTATTATCTGGTACGGACCGATCACCAGCAACGAGGTGTATGTCCAGGCCAACGGCCGCATTGAGCGGGTGGGTAAGACCCAGTCCTCGAATGTGGTGCATATCCAAGCGTGTGAGGTGGAAGCGCTTATGTACTCCCGCCTTCGGAAGAAGCAGAAGATGCAGGGACTTCTGCTCGACCTAATCAAGAACGGTACCCTGTAGGAGAACATAGTGACAGTAGATGAAGCGATAGCGCATTACCTAAGGCTGCGCGCGAAGAAGAGCCAGATCGAAGCGGAGACCAAGGACAAGCTCGCTGAGATCAAAGAGGTGATGGAGAAGATCGAGGGCTGGCTCCAGCGCCAGGCCGACGCCCAGGGCGTCACCTCATTCAAGACCAAGGCTGGCACCGCCTTCCTGACCACGAGCGACTTCGCGTCGGTGGCAGACTGGGACGCCGTGCTTCAGTGGGTCGTAGACCAGAGCGCATTCGATATGTTCGAGCGGCGGGTTAATAAATCCGCAGTGCGAGGGTACATCGAAGCCAACAACGCAGTGCCTCCCGGTGTAAACTATGGCACTCGTATCGACGTCAGCGTACGCAAGCCGTCCGCTAGCGCATCCAAAACCAAGGAGTAG